AAACGTCGGGCAAGAGCGGCAGGCGATCGGCTGTCGTATCCTCCAACGTCGCCATTGTTGTCCAAGCGTAGGCTCGTCCGATGTCGGGATGGATAGATGGCGGCAGCAACGTCTGCCGGCCATGCCCTAAGAGGTCCAAGGCTCGCTCGCCTGCGATGTTGAACGAAGTTGATTCGACATTGGCTGAAGCCCGATAAAAGGAACAATACCCCTTGCGCCCTACTTTCTGAACGGGGCTTGGCTCCAGTACGGATTCAATGGCGCGCTGCACCGCTTCGTTGTCGGTATCGATATCAACCGCAACTAGGCCGCCGGAGGCTTTACCAAGCGCCACACACACGCCAGCATCGGGCCAGCGAGACCAAAGGCCGGTTTCTATCTCGGTGGGTAAGCGATCGCAGTAGCGAGCCCAGTCCAGTTCACCATACCAGCGCCCGCGCGAGAAGACGCCGGGGCGTTTGGTGTTGGGGAGGATGGGGATGGCGCTGTAGCCCTGATCGACAAGACGCGGGCCGACGCGTGAATAGGGGGAGTCGGTCATTGTTGCGCGAACCACTGACGCGCAATGAATTCGGAGTAGGCCGGCGGAATTGCTTGCGATAGCTCGTTGCCCGTCATCCAATCGATTTGCATTGCGGCGCGACCGTCCGCCGCTGTAAAGTCTGGCGCTTCGCGATTTAGTCCAGCCGCTCGGCGGCGGTTGCGATAGTGGCCGCCATAAATACCGATCACTGGCGGGTCTGGCTGAGGAACAGAGTCCGGCACGTCTACCGGGAAACTAGCTTCGAAAAGGCGCTCGCGGATTAGCCGGCATTTGCCATGAATCCCAAGATTAAACATGTCACCGCGTAAGATAAATGGATCAATTAGCGGTGCCCCGATTACATTCTCAATAACGTAGGGCTTGCCGGACGCCCGTAGCAGCGCTCGCGTCTGGGGTATCAAGTCTTGATGTTCCTTAGCATTATGGAGACCCTTCAGCGCGCTATGTGCCTGACATGGAGGAGACGCCCAAATGAAGTCGAACCGCGATAGCCACCACGGGGCATATTCGAGCGCGTCTGCTTGCTGAAAATCATTGCCGCAATATCTGGGTTGGCGCTTGATATCGACACCGGTGACATGAAAGCCTGCTTGTTGCAGACCGCGTGTAGCGCCACCCGCTCCGCAGAACAGATCTAATGCTCTCAACATTTAATGCAACTCCTTGCTTCACATGCAAGTCGGAAGACAAATTTGTTCTGGTCGATATTCCCACGCGCCACCGCATTGCATTGCATCCCAGCGATCCGCCATTAAGCGGGGCGTGTTATGAGGACGGTTGTGGTTGCGGGCTATGTCGGCGCTATCTACGCTCGCGAACGGCCAGCGCTTTCCAGAACACGCCATCCCACGCAACATATGAATCCAAGGCGTGAACTGGCGACCGGTTGAAAGCCTATTCCATGCGGCATCCATCCTTCTTTCCCAAAGTTCTGAGAGAGGATCAGCGTCGCCGCTAGACCCGATGCATACGCGCGGGTACCCATCGCAAAGTCGCAAAAGGCGATCTATCGGCTCGTCCATGTGCCAGACCGGGGATCCTTTGTGGCCAAATGGCCAATCAAGCAGAAGCGCGTCCTGCTCCTCCTCGCCAGCGTCGATTACGTCGGGGATAACGGCCCATGTCGTTGGGTAAGAAAGCCACCGTTCAGCCCATGCGTAATAAGATGCCCAGTTCGTATCAAAGCCTCTCTTCCACTTGCTAAACGCGCCGTTGTCCAACATCACGGATTGCCCGATCTGATGACACTGAACGACTTGGCGTGGATAGGCGTGGCTTACGCAGAAGCACCGCCCGCGCAATTCAAGGAGAGCTATCATTGGATTTATGTCAGCGCCGTGATAGTGAATCATGGCGCGACGACTACGGTCTTGATGCCACTGTGGTATCCGGTCGTCGTCACCTTGCAACCGAAAGATCGCGCGAGCGAGGCCGTCAGGTCTTCCTGAAACTTAGGTTCGCTTCCGAGATAGAGGATTTCGCGCAATATCGTTTCCACTTGGATGATAGATGGGCTATCAATCTCTGTCAGGTATGAATCAGTAAGGTCGTCCACTGGACAACGACACTTGATCGTCAGAGAATAGCGGCAGATCATTGTGTTACACCATTGATTGCGGGCCGTGCTGCGAGATATACTGCCGCCGCATACAACTTGCCGACGAATTGACCCGCGATAAAGGCGAGAGAACCGAAGGCCAGCCAGAGAAACAGCGCGCTATCGGCAAGAGCCCCGGCGGAGCAACTGACAAACACCGCGAGCGCGAAATGTCGTCTTGCAAGCGGCGTGTAAACTGCGAAGTCGATCAATTCTGAAAACAGAAACGCTGCGGCAGACGCGAGCGCCAAAGCAGGCGGTGCTATGGCGGCCGATAGAGTCGCCCCCGCGATCACACACCCCAGCGATACGAGCACGCCATAGCGTTTTTGCACAAGATCGCGGAGAACAAGCGCCGCCCCGATCATCAAGACGCCAGAGGGGGCCATTAGGCCAGGGAACACGGGCAGCAGACAGGGGCCATTTGGGACACAGACAGTTCCCCAATGGCCGATGAGCCAGTTAGCGGCGGGAATAGTTAAGGCGTAAAGTACGATCAGCATTGTTCAACTCCTTGCATCACAGTCATATTATTAGTCAAGCTAATCCCGCGCCGGAAACTTAACTTCCACTTCCCCGCCCAAGGCTTCCACTAAGGCCAGCCAAGTATCCAGAAACGGCTTTCGTTGGCCTCGCTCGATGTAGCTGATTTGATTCTTGGCCATGAACGCTAGTTGCGATAGTTCGTCCATTGTCATACGCAGTGACAAACGGCGCTCGCGAAGCAAGTTGATATAGGGGTTATCCGTCTCGGAAGGATTTCCTTTATGGACGCCTGGGATCTCTCGTTTTCTTACCTTTTGCCTCCAATTACAGACAGCAGCTTCGCTGACGCCAAATTCCTTTGCCATGGACAGCAATGTTCTTCCAGAACATAAACCTTGGTAAAACGCAGCCTCATGTTGCGCGAATGCCTTGCTCACGTATTGTCTCCTCTCAGAACGGCGCGTCGTTGCGCTCGACTTGCTCGCGAATAGAATCGCCCGCAACAAGCCAGATATGCTTCCACAGCCCGACGCGTTTTTCTTCCGGCCATTGCGCGAGATCTGTTGTGCCAATTTCGGCAACGTAATCGGCCGCAGCTTCGTCCATTGCTAGAATGGCGTTCTTTTCGTATTCGTCGAGTTTTCTCGTTTGCTTTACTTGATTCAAAAGGTTAGCCAATTCTGAACACTCCATGCAGACCCACTTGAGAGGGGTTGGATACTTGCCTATGCCGAAGATTGCGCTGCGGCGGCAGAGAAAGCATTCGGGTGGAACTAGGCGCACGCGAACAGGTCCGGCGCGGCTACTGGCTGCTCCTCCAGCGCGCCTATCCGCCGCTCGATGTCGGCTTGGTATTCCGCCTCGCGCTCGATCAGCACAGCGTTGAATCCTCCGAGGAAGGCCGCGGCGCCCGTGGTCCCGCTGCCGGCAAATGGATCAAGTGTGGTTCCACCCGGAGGCGTGAGCAGCCGCACCAGCCATTGCATGAGCTTGACCGGCTTTACGGTTGGATGCCTGGAGCCTGCCCGATCGGTTTTTGAAGCCTTTGCAGAATAATAGAAGCGGGCGGCGGATCCGGAGTCGCCGCGCGGCTCATGCGCCGTTACGCCAGCATACTTACCATAGACATTAGCGTGTCGTTCAAACTCTGGTCCCGTCGCGCGCAATTGCCCCTTGCTCTCCGGAAACGCCGCCAGCACTTCGTCGCTTCCATCGTGGCAGAGATTGGCGGGGAAGCGGCCGAGGGAATCCTGAGAGCCATTACGTGCCCCGCTATGGCCATTTGGACCGATGGACGAGCCGCCGTAGCAGCCTAGGGGCGCAGGCGTCTTGTCGGTCGCATCAATCCTCGTAGCTCCTATATTTATAGCGCCCGTTCCCCAGCGCAGTACGTTGGCCGCTACCGTCTTTTCTGACAAAGGCTTGCGGGCGAGACAAATTGGTTCCCAGGCGGGCTTTAGCGCAGTCCCCCAGCCTTTCCATTGGCGTGCGGCGGCGGTTGCGGGGGCGGTGATGTCAGGCGCGAGGCGCTCGACAACTTCGCCCATGATGCCCGCCGACCGTCCAGAGACTTCCATCGGCGTTGCGTACCGGCCGTCAGTTCGTCGCCCTAATACCTCCCGCTCCGCCCCAGCCGCCTTATCAATCCCCTTGCTCACGTCATGGCTTTTTGGAAACCCAGTTCCGTATACCCAAGCAAGCTGATCTCTAATCTCAAACCCCGCATCTTCGATCGCGCACGCCAGCCGGTGATAGCTGCGCGTACCGCCGAACGCCGCGACATGGCCGCCGGGCTTTAGGACACGCAGGATTTCGGCCCAAAACTCGACGGCAAAAGCGGTCTCGCCGGTGTCCCATTTCTTGCCCATGAAGCCAGCCGATGCACGCGCGTAGACGCCACCCTGCGCGGGTGCTGCGCCTTCCGCACCAAACCTCTTGACGATGCTCACCAGCGCATACGGCGGATCGGTACATACGCTATCAATGCTGTTATCCGGCATCGTGCGCACGACTTCGAGGCAGTCGCCTTTGTGCAGCACGACGCGACCGTTGTGGAATTGTGTGTGAGGCATAAACTTGCATAACACGCAACTTTATGGGCACGCAACAGTTTGCGCAGCCTTTGTTCCCTCTACCGCGAAATATTTTCCGTCCGGCTTGACGCTTATGGATTCAGTCGGCAGTAGTTCGCCTTCCCGCGATAACCATTCATCGGCGCTTCGAGGTACCGGCATCTTGCCGCCGTGGTCCATCCAGAATTTATCAGCGCGGGATCGAGCGCGTCCGTCGTGAGCCGGACAGTACCAAGCCTTATGCACGACGAAGCCGCATTTGAATTTAGTTAACACACTGGTTGGCTTTTCTGGCTTGTAGTGAGGCGCGAACGTTCTGCCCGTAACGTGCAGCCATTGCGCTGGCGCAGACTGCATGATTGCTAACGACGACGCGCGGGCGCTCAGCTTAGTCTCGCCGCTAGGCTCGAAATAATGGCCGCAGTCGGGACATTCCCGCAGGCTGGCGTGTATTAAGCTATGGCAATTCGGACATTCTTTAACCGGCGCAACGCCGTCGCCTTTTCCTGGCGTGCGCGCTTTAACGGCGTCGACCGGGCCGTGCTGGCGAATTAGCCCAGCGAAATCCAACACCAAGCAATTGTCTTTGGCGGGCGCATTGCGCGTTCCGCGCCCCATCATCTGAACGTAGAGGCCAGCGCTGGCCGTTGGGCGAAGCGCGATGATCATGTCTGTTTGCGGCGCGTTGAACCCTGTCGTAAGCACACTGTTATTGGTGATGCAGCGCAGCTTGCCGGATTTGAAGTCGTCTAGGATTCTGGCGCGTTCGGCGGCAGGGGTTGTTCCGATGACCGTCTCGCAGCTAAAGCCACGCCGTTGAATTTCGTTGCGAACATGGAAAGCGTGATCCACGCCCGAACAAAAGGCAAGCCAAGAGCGTCGATCACGACCATACGCGATGGCTTCCGTGATAGCTCGACTAGTTGTTTCATCTTTGTCCACCGCAGCTTGAAGTTGGCTTTCGACATACTCTCCTCCTCGTTTTTGCACGCCGCTAACGTCCAGCAGCGTTTCCGTCGCCTTCGTCACCAGCCGCGCTAAATACCCATCACGCACACCGTCCGCGATGCCGTATGTGTAGACCGTCTTGTCAAACAGCCGATCGTCGCCTTCATCCAAGCGCCCCGTGCTTAGGCGGTACGGCGTGGCCGTCAGGCCAATCAAGCGCATGTCGGGATTGATGCTGTGCAGATCCGCAATGAAGCGCCCGTACATCGTGTTGGCCTTGCGGCCAATCAAATGCGCTTCGTCGACTATCATCAGATCGACGGAGCCGAACAGTTCAGCCTTGTTGTAGACCGACTGAATGCCGCAAAAGGTAATCTGCTCTAGTTGTCTACGGCCAAGGCCGGCGCTGTAAATGCCGGCAGGAGCGCCCAGCCAGAGGTTGATGAGTTCGTCGTGATTCTGCGACAAAAGCTCTTGAACGTGCGCGGTGTTGACGATCTTGAAACCGTCGTACTCTCGCACCAAGCGGCGGCAGAGTTCCGCCATGATCAAGCTCTTGCCGCAGCCAGTCGCAATCTCTAGGAGCGCGCCGTCTCCCCCTTCCGCCCAGTAGGCATAGAGGTTGTCAAGCGCTTGGACTTGATAGGGTCGTAGTTCCACGTCTAGGAGCCCCCGCATATCTAAAGCGTATCGAAATTTCTTCCAGCCAAGGCGCCGGATTCTTGCCACGCCGGCAACCGCACGATACGGTTCGTCCACCGCGCAATGCCCAACCGAATCTAACTGTCTCCGTTCCGCAATCGCAGACGCATATCCAGCGAGAATTGTTGGCTCCTGGGGCTGGACGTTGACGCTCCAGAACTTTTAGCATCCCATACCGTTTGCCGGTTTCGTCCTTGAGATGCAGACATCCGCATGACCTCACCGAACCCCTGCGAAGGTGCAAGCCAGACACGAC